GCCAATGCCGTTATCACAATATACACGCTTATTTTTTATTGTTGTTAGTACATCTGTTAATTCGTGGCGTATTAAAATAGTACATTCCTCTACGCTGTAACGTGGAATAATTTTTAAAACGTGACTTTCGTTTGATGGTTTAAAAACTTGCATATCTTAATAACGAAATTGTTTTAATTTTTACCCAAAAAAAAAGCACTCCATTACGAAGTGCTTTCAAAACAAAAAAGTATTTATTAAACCACACCAATATATTCAGTTGAAACCAAAGCAAATAAAGCTGTTTTCATTGCACTATTCAAAAATGGCGCACCTCTTTTTTCTTCAGCTGTTAATTCAATGGTAAATCCTGTTAAATCGCCACTTGCACCACCTGTTACTACCGTGCCACCAGTCAATTCTGCACCATTCTCTAAACCTACAATCGTAATATTTCCGTTATAATCTTCAACGAAAACAATAGGACGACCGTAAGCCATTAATGTAAGTTCATTTTGCGCTTCGGGAGTTAAGTAAGGTAAAGTTCCAGCTACAACTTGACTAAAGAATGTAGTACCATTATCTCTCGAAGTTGTCATTGTCTGAGTAGAAGTGTTGGCAGTTCCTTTCAACTCCCACTTAAACACCTCTGCCAAAGTTCCTAACCCCGTAACAATATCACTCGCTACTACTATACCGTAAGCATCGTAATTTGCGAAGTATAAATTCTTAATACCACCTTTTTGGTCTTTACAAGGGAGTTTTCTCCCGTTTGCTAAATCACAAGCCATATCTATATTTTTTTAAAAACCGCCTTAATTAAAAGGCGGTTAAATTATTACTATGCGATTGGTCTCGCCCAAACAATTTCAGAACCATAAGCGTATTGTACTCCAGCGTTATAAACCATTGACCCTCTAACTTTGCCAGTTAAAAGTCCGATGCTATCTTCATCAACCGTTTCGATTAAGTTGTGATCTGCTAATGCACAAGTTCCAAACGCTAAATTTTTAGGGTCTGCAATTACAATAGTATTAGTTGGCAAACCATTATCTACTACCAAAGTGTAGTTTCCAAATACCAAAGAAGTGTTTGCATTTCCACCTAAACCATTTGCAATTCCTTTACTTGCTAAAAAGAAGTTATAAAATTGAGCAATATCAGCCGAAACTGAAACTTTCAAAGTATTTTTCCCTCTTAAAGCAACAGGAACAGCGGCTAAAGCTAATTTGATTTGTGTTTCTACATTTGCCTCTGTAACCGTATCTAAATCAACATCAATTACCGTCGCATCAGCTAAAAATAATTTCAAAAATCCGTCAAACTCGTCTGTGTTTGTGCTGTCTCCATTCCAAATAAGTGAGCCAAATTCCTCAGCGTTATCAGCAAGTTTATTTGCTATAACACCGTCTAAAATTTCTTTGGTAAAAATTCTATTCCAAGCCGAAACTCCCATAGCTTCAGTTCCCCATTGTGAAATAAAATCTTCTTTACAAATATCGAAATCATCCTTGAATTTTTTAGGGGCTAAAAGTCTTTCGCTTAAAGTGATTGACCCCCCTGGTTCGTGTCCACAGGAATACGCTCGTCTTGCGTTTGTGGTTGCTAATTTCTTTAGGTATAATTGATAGTTTACATTATCGTAAACAGTCAAAGCACCATTTTTGATTGCATCGCCCTCTTTAAAAGTCTTTAAGAAGTAACCTCCTGCATCTTTACCTACATAACTTGATGTTATTGATACGCTTGTTGCCATTTTTTATTTATTTAATAATTCGTTAAAAATTTGTTGTTTGAACGTTTTAGGTTCTTTAATTTCAAAATTAGGATTTGCCTTTGTCTGAGCTTTTAACTCGATTGTTGCAACTTCCTTTTCGTGAAATTCTTTTTTTATAGTTTCTAATTGCGCATCAAAAGATAGTTTTAACTCCTCTTTTATTTTTGCCAATTCCGCAGTCATATCTACTTCGGGCATTTCGTCTTCTTTTGGTGCATCGGGTATTACTACCTCTGAAATTTTGCCACCAACTACTGTAAATACAGTACCATCTTCGGCTGTGAAAGTTCCATCGGGAACTGCCGAACCAACTTCCAAAGTTGCTAATTTAGTTTCCACTTCGGGAACTTCTACAACTGGCTCGTCTGCCAACTCAACAACATCTTCTTTGCTAAAAAGTGCTTTGAGTGATTTTAAAAATTCATTTTCTTTACTCATTTTTTGGTTATTATTAATATTATTTTTTTTATTGATTGGGTCAAAATCTCCCTCGATTGATATTCCTTTTATTGCACCGCTTTTTAACTGCTCTTTTACAAATTCATTATTCACTTTCATTTTTACAAACCAAGTACCGACTGGTAAATCAAAACCATAGTTTGTAGATTTGTCCTGTTCAAATTCTTTGAGCCAACTTTCAACAATTGTAACTCCATCTAATTTTAAACTTGTATGTTCTAAATTTGCCTTTGATTGGTTGCCGTCAATGTGGAAGTGTTGTTGTATCTTATTGATTGTTTCGACTGAAAACTGAATGTAGTATTTTTCGCCCTTGCTGTTTGAACGTATAATTTTTTTATTTGGGATTAAAACTGGCGTAATCAATTCGCCTTTTTCAGTTTCCTTTAATAAAATTATATTCTCGTTTTCTTTTGATAGATATACAGCGTTTTGTTCAATAGCTGGATTTTCCACCAAAGCATAAGCGAAAACTCCTCTTTTGTCTTCGGGGTTAAAATCAACTAAATAAACTGGTAAAATATCATTCATAACCTATAAACGAAAACAAAATATTGATTTGCCCTTTTTTATTTAAAAAACATTTGTATATTTGCTTTTAATAAAAAAACCTTGTGTTTTATTTATTGGTCGTGAAACCCGTGAACAATAGTAGCGGGTTTTTTTTATCCTAAACTTGCATTTTCTATTATATTTCTATTTGCACTTTGCGCTGTTGTCACGTTATTTGCTACTACATACGCTTGTACTGGTGGTTGTTTTTCTCCTAACGTTTGAGCAATTTGATTAACTCCAGCGTTACCAACTACATTAAAACTTGGCGCTTGGGCTTGGGGAGAACCTGCACCACCCCCGATTGATGGCGAACCTCCACCACCATTTTCTTTAGTTCCGATTATGCTTTTTACAGCTTTGAAACCTGTCGAAGCTACAAATGCTATATTTGCAACCTTTAAACCTATTTCATAAGGAGTTACTGCTTTCGTTGCTAATTCTGCTGTTATACCTTGATAGGTATTTATTAACGCTTGACTAATTGCAAATGCTTTCCCTACCTTGCTATTTTTACCTAATAGTTCTGCAACCTTTCCAAAAGTTTGTCCTACTAATGCAAGTTCTTGGTCTCTAATTATTTTTTTTCTTCTTAACCCTTCTTCTTCTAATTGTGCTTTTTGTTGATCTGTTTGATATTCCAAACCCATAACAAAACTATTGTAATCGTCTAATAATGCTTTTTTTTCTGATAATGCACCTTTAAAATTATCAATTTCTAAAAGTCTTTTTGTAGCTTCTTTTTGCTCTTGGTCTTCGGGCGTTTGAATTTTATTTAATTCATCAACTTGCCTTGCTAAATTTTCAGCATCATCTTTTATTCTTTGCTCTTCGGCAGCTTTTGCATTTTTAAAAAAGTCATCAGCTTCTTTTAATAGTTTTTCGTTTTTTTCTTTTTCAATTCTAACTAATTCATTTGCTATTTCTTTTGCTCTCGCTTTTCTTTCGTCACCTGCTTTTTTATCTATTGCATTTATTTGATTTGCATAGCCGTCACGTTGGTTTTTTAATTCGGTTAGTATTTTCTTTTCTTCTTCAGCTGTCTGTTTTCCTTTTTCGGCAACTTCTTTTGGGTCGAAAACCAAAGATGCAATAGAAGTGAAAAACTTCTCTTCTAAACCGAAATTTTTACCTATTGCTTTTCCTACTAAATCAACTGCTTTTAATAGCATCGTTATAGGAACGCTCAAAAATTTAAGTACCCCCGATAATATGTCTTGATTGCGTTTCGCTGTTTCTTATTGAATTTTGCGAAGTTGAATATTGTTTTCAATAGCTTTTATTTGCTGATTGATTGCTTCTTGCGTTGCCTTTTGTTTTATTTGTAATATT